GAGCCATACTTTTCACCATTAAGCTTCTGTGCAGACTCTTTGCGAATGTTTGACATGAACTCAGGCATGTAGGTTGCCACGTAGTCTTTGTGGAATGCGTTGATTACTTCGCTCATAGCGCTCTCCATTCACGTTCTTGGCGACCAGAGTTTGACGTTACGGTCTTGCCTGTAAGCTCTACCAATGGAGGTGTGAAGCTTGCCATCTCTGGCAAACGGCGTGAGACTTGATTGGGGTTCATGTCGAGGGCCATTGCAATGGAGTCTTTGCCCATTGGTCCATGCTCGTGAAGGCATTCATGAATGCGTTGCATGTGAATTGGCGCAGACTCTCTGATTGACGAAGCAGCTTCGTGGCTGGTTGTCGGGTCAAGGGTACGTGCGCGTTTAAAGAATTTACCAAGAAAGTGGGTCAATTTGAGTCTCCATTACTTTACTTTTTGAAGGCTTCTTTTTGTCAACTTTTACTTTGACAATCAAAGGAGCGACCTTCTTTTGCATTACGACTTGAACTGAATGCCATTGCTCATGACATCTTTGTTCAGCCACCATTTTAATTTTGTAAGAGCCAAGGCAGTCTTCACAGATGTTGCATGGTTCTTTTGCAAGCCTTGCCAACCTTAGCCATTCAGAATACTGTTCGTAACTCTGAAAGCAATCAGGGGCAATTGGGTTTTTATTGGGGTTCATTAGTGGAGGGGGACTATCAAACAAATCTAATTGCACAACAATCCCCCTTGGGTTTACTTGGCCTTAATAACCTTGCTTGTGGAGCCTACTGGGCGACCACGTTTCTTGCCAAGCTTTTTGATGGCTTCAGCTTGAAAGGCGTTAACGGTATAAGTTTGCTTGGGCTGTTCAGCGCAAACCATCCAATCTTCTTGAAGAAGGTCTGTTTGGCTTGCCAACCAAGGCACTACGTCACCATGTGGGTAGTTCAAAAACAAATATGGCAATGTCATCTTGCTGTTAGCGTCTGGGCGTTGGATTTCAATCCACATGCCTTTGCCATTCCAGCCAGCACGACTTACCTTGATACCAGCTTTTACGAGGGTTAATGCTTCTCCGAAGTTCATGCTGTTCTCCTTACATGCCACAGCCGCACATCTGCTTACCGTTCATGAGAACGACACAGCGATATGGAGCATAGGTTGGACAAGAAGCGAACGCAGCAGTAGTTGCGAACAAGACGATTACAGCGAATACTTTTTTCATTTCAATTCCTTTACTTTCATTCATAAATTGGCTCGTTGTAGTTGTGCCAGTTTTTGTGGCACTTTTCGCAAAGCCAGCGCACCTCAAGAGGTTTGGTGTAGTCATCGTGATGACCTTCTATTTTGTGAGTGGAGTTGCATTCTGAACAATGTGTTGGCCTTACAAGCTTTCCATCCCTTACTGCATGTCCTGTTATGACTTTTGCTGCGTAAGCTAACGGATAACGTTTTTTGTAATTTTCCAAAGCCTTTTTATGGGCTAATTTTCCTTTTTCAGACTGAGCATATGCTTTGTTTTTAGCCATCCTGTGAGGGGTTTTGGCTCTAGCAAGGTCATATGCTTTTATCTTGTCTAAGTTCAATTCACGGTGCTTTCCAACTCGTTCTTTGACGCATTCAATGCACTTGTTAAGGTGTCCGTCTGCCATCTTTGAATGCTTGTAGAAAGCGCCTAGCTCTTTTTCAACTCCACACTCTTTACATACCTTCATAAGCTCTCCTTAAAACGGTATGTAAATTATATGCCATTCTAGAATGGCAAGTCATCCTCTGGCAAATCATTGATTGGAGCCTTACGTGTAGGCTGCTCAACCGAACGAGCTTGCTGATCTTTGGGCTTGACTGACAAAGAAAAGAACTTCTTGCCGTCTTTGCTTTCCTTGATCCAGCCACTGAGCCAGCAGTCAACGCCATTAAAGTTGATGGAGCCGCTGTAGTCAGGGTGGCTGTCTTGGGTCTTCTTTTCTTTGTTGTTGAAAAGTACACCACGGTTTGTGTTGTCGAACTCTGCCATTTCAATTCCTTATTGAGATTTTGATTTTTTGATTGCACTGCGGGTTGCAGCATCCATTTGGTTAGATAACCAAACCTCTTGGTCTGAATCAAGAACAGCTTCCTTGATCATCAGATATGCGTCTTTAGCTTGACCCTTCGCTACAAGTTCTGTACACGACTGAGCCATCTCACGCAAAAACTCTTTGTCTTCATTTGGCAGGTCATCACCAATTCCACCCTTTGGAGTAACGATAGGTGCATCACCCTTGCGACCTGTTGTAGCGTCTAGCGCATCGTGTTCAACGATTTCTAAAGCAGTGACCCACAAGTACCTACGCGAATAAGTCTCTACAGCTCCCATGTTTTGAATGGGATGAACACCTTTAAGGTTTGCTTCAGCCATAGGGCTGGTTAAAACGATGTTTGAGCCATCTTCTGTGTCGGTGATGGTCAAGGTAGCCAACTGTGTGTCGAAGCTCACCACGCCGCACAAACCAATCTCTGAGAAGATCTGTTGGATTTGTGGCAAAAAGTCACCCAGCTCAAAATACTGGAACCCAGCAAACTTGTTAAGGCCAGACTTTTTAAGTGGGGCGGCTTGTAGTTTGATACGGGCTTGCATCAGTTTTTTATGTACGGAACTCATAATCAATCCTTTCCTTTTCTTTCAAATAAACTTCTTGTGCTTCGTTGATGTCCTTGAACAATCCAAGGTACTTTCTTTCTTTGTAAACACAGATGTGGGCTTGCCACTTCTTTGCTTTCTTGTGCCAACTAACGCCTAGAATTTTTGAATCACTGTTTTTTTGAGCTTTCAATTTGTTCTGAGCGTTTTGTTGAACAGTCACGTTGCGTAAGTTTTCCCACGAATTGTTAGACTTGTCGCCATCTATATGATCAATCTGGTCGGGCCATTCGTTTTGCATGTAAAACCAAGCCAGCCTATGTGCGTAATAAGACTTGCCCAGCACAGTAATCCGAAGATAGCCAAAACCATTGTCAGTCCCAAGCGGCACATCAGTTTTAACGCCTCGTCTTTGTTTGCACCACATGAACACACCCGTGTTTGGGTTGTAGTCAAGGATTTCCCAAAGTTCTTTTTGAGTGAATAAATGTTTCATAACTGCATCATATCATAAGATTGTCAGCAACCTATGAGGGCTTGGTTAAATCAAATTCTTGGCTGATCACTTCTTTTTGGCTGACTTCATCAAGCTCGCCAAATGTGCGCCATGCGCGTTGATCACAATCACAGCCACCGTTATCTTCGATGCATAAACAGTAAGCGCAATACTTGGTGTCGCTATCTGTGAACTCTTCGATGATCTGCTCCATCCAGCTTTTAGATTTCATTGGATTCCCTTTGTAATATATTTTCCAAACGTTCAATTGTTCTATCACGCACTAAGTTAATGATGTTCGTGCCATCAACGGTTTGAATCTCGTCAATGTTGAACATGTTCTCGTAGATGCGGTGGTAGAGGAGGATTAGTTTGATGTCATCAAACTTGATGTGACGCACATATTGACCTGTCTTCAGGTTCCATGTGGTGTAGTTGTCTTGCCATTCCATTAGATTACTTTCATTGCGATTGAGACAGCAATTATGCCGAGGATTGATAGAGTCCTAACAACATAATTCTTATTAGGAGGACGTTTGTAATGCTCAATCACTTGTTGGTCAAATGGAAAAGCTGTACGCATTTCTCTTGGGAAACAGCGTGTTGTTGGGTTAAGGTCTTTAATAGTCATAGTCATCGTCCTTGCAGTTATCACGGATTGCTTCTTCAATCTGCTCAACCTCATCTTCTGTAGGCTCGTATTTGAGAAGCTTGCCGTCCATGTCTAGCAAGTCATATTCAAACTCTTCATAGCCGTAGTAGTCCATGTCGCTGTCCCATGTGCTGGGGTTGCCAGCAACCTTTGTGTAGTTCAAGATGCCGATCTGGCACTCTGTTCCATCATCAAGACAGAAATCAAGTTTTTCTTTGTATGTCATTTGTCATCCTTGAATGGGTCACCAAAGGTTGAGCTGATGCCAGTGTGAAGGTTTAACAGGTCATCATCACGTTGTTGGATAACCTCGCCATGTTGGCCAAGCCACATGTTGCCGCACTTAGTAAACGTGTCACCATTGCTGGACTGCTTGAAGTTTTCCGTCTCTGTGTAAACACGACCAGAGAAAAGGTCTACCTTAATCATGTGCCATCTCCTTCATTTCGTTGATTGCCTTGATAACGTCAGCAATCGTTTCACATTCCATGTCACACCAATCATTGATCAACTTGACCGCAAGGTTGATTCCTGCGTTGTGACCTTGTTGCCATGCGTCTAACTCTGTCATTGCCGTTCCTTTCATTAAATTGTTGGCGTAGAAGTAATGTAATCTAAGTTTAGCTGTATGCAACAACTATATTTCTATCAAAGTTACTAACTCAATAGATAAACTCAATCAACCTATCTACAGTTTTGGTTTACTATAGCGACCTTCAACAACTGGAGTTCATATGAAGATCGAAGACTTAGAAAAATACGCAACCTGCTACCGCATTGCCAAGATGCTTGGCGTGACACCTACCTCTGTTTACCAGTGGAAGAAGACAGGCAAAGTGCCACCTCTGCGAGTGTTCCAGCTCAAAGAGATGAAGCCTGAATGGTTCAAAGGAGCCTGATATGCGATACATGATTGGTTTCCCTATCTCTTGGTTGGTGGTCTACCTCATGTTTTCATTCATCACTATGAGCTTTAGCCCTTCAGATTGGACCGAGAACTACCGCATCTTGTGTGCTGTGTTTGGCATGGTCTGGGGTGTTGGCTTTTCTTACCGCATGAAGCAGGACTGCAAATGGGCCTACTGATTGTGTACATCGTTGTCGATTGGCTATTGGAGGACTTATGAGTAAAGGTTCAAGCCCCCGCCCCATCCCTAACCCTGAGAAGTTTCGGGATCAGTGGGATCAAATTTTTGGAAAAAAGAAAGAGGAAAAGAAATGATTAGTGCTGTAGTTTTTTCTGCTATTGCATTTGTTGCTCCACATCCAGTGGTAGCACCTCGCCCAGTAGTAGCTCCACGAGTTGCGCCAGCTAAACCTGCGCCAGCTCCAACACATGTTGCACAACCACACCCAACGCCAGCGCCTGTATTTGTAGCGCCAGTAGTAAATAAAGAAAAGAAAGAGGAAAAGAAATGAGTAGTTACGCAGAATTGGAAATGAAGGTTGTTCAATGGTCAGAAGCACGAAAGATCATCCCTAACAGCACTCCCGGCGCTCAATGGAAAAAAGCTATTGAAGAGTTGACAGAGTTGATGGATGCTTTAAAAGATGAAGATAAATTTGAAACAATTGACGCTGTTGGTGACACTGTGGTGTGTCTGATCAACGTCTGTGCCTTGATGGATGTCAACCTGACAGACTGCTTGGAAGCTGCCTATCACCAGATCAAAGATCGCCGTGGCTACATGAATGCCGAAGGTATCTTTGTCAAGGAGCAATGATGAAGGGTTGTGAAAATTGCCTTCATGCGCCAAAAACTCAATTTCTTGAGCCTTGTTATTCCTGTATTAAATCAGGCCCAGAATTGAAAGGTTATGTATCAGCAGATACTCATGAAGCCGCTTTAGACAAGCAAGAAGGTGGTCAACACTACAAAGACAAGGCTATCCAGCCTATTGTCTACATCCATGCCAACAACCTTGGATTCTGCGAAGGTAATGTAGTTAAGTACATCACCCGTCACAAAGAAAAGAATGGTGCAGAGGACATCCGTAAGGTCATCCACTACTGCGAATTGCTATTGGAATTGGAGTACAAAAATGAGTGAAGTAAACATCATCCTGACAGACAAAGAAGACGGTACTTTGGGTATCC